GTTTACTGACGAATCAGATAAAAACTGGGGATTATTAAGACATAGCGAAACAACAAACAGAAGTAATTGGGGTTCTAACGGTACTACCAATATAACAGATACTGTTACTGTGACTGCCTCAGGAAAAAATGTTGATGTTGTTATTGTTGATGGACACATCGATCCTGGACATCCTGAATTCGCAACAATTGGAACTGAGACAGATTATTCGGATGGTGCACTTGTAAGTGACTCATCTAACGGAGCAGTATTTGATAGATCAATTACAGTTCGTGGAGTTAAATGTGTTATTGCAGGTGCAGTAGGTGGACAAACCGCAGTACCAGATGCCTGGGCATATAAAACTGCAAAATTTATTACATTACTTATTAATCCGCAAGATCCTTTGATTAGTTTAGAACACCAAACCAATTTAATTAAAACATTAAAGGGCGATTCAGGAACTACCCATGCAGGCATACCTACGGCACAAAGAGTTGCTTATGGTGGCGGTAGTTCATATACACCAAACTTTTTAACAGATTTAGGCGCGGCACAATACGCAGGATATCAAACTTTTTTAAATAATAACGCTATGGATGATATGGTATGGTATAGAAATACATCAGGGCCAAATCCTCCGACAAGTAATAGAGATATCGAAGAGTTGGCAGAACACTTGTTCCATACAATTCATAACTTTGGTATTCCAGGTGCAGTTCCTGGAAGTGCTACAGAAGTTCCTATGCAATCTTTAGGACCGATACTCGAAGGCAATCCTAGTTTTGATTGGCAAAATACAGAATTACATCTTGCAATGAAAGAAGCAATTGACGCCAGCCTATACGATCCCTCTGGTTATTCTACAGATTGGGCGACAGATTCTGATGCAGCTATGGTTGCATATAAAGAATATACTTATTTAGTTAATTGGTCAATGTGGGATATGAGTCAATTCTGGGATGGAGGAAGTCTTTCTCCAGAATGGTCTGATACACTAAAAACACCGGCAGGTATGTTAGCAAATAACCCGTTGGGTCATGCTATGTTTAAAAAATACTTTGAACCAGTATTAAGTAAACCTAATTTTGCTCAAATACAAAATATGCTTCAGGATAACGATGCAGGTGAACATTACTACGAAGAGTCTGCAAACGGAGCTTCAAGAGTTAATCAATTTAATTGGTTCTCATTAACAAACTCTGTTACTGGCGGATCTAACGGTACATACAATTATACACCTTACATCGATGTCAGTGATGCAGATTTTACTTCTGATAACGATCATGGTTGTCATTGTGCAGGTACAGTTGCAGGTAATACTCAAGGTTGGGCGAGAGATGCTAACATTTATAATATAAGCCCTTACGGTTCTAACACAAATTGGGGTGTTAATGGACTTAGTAATAATACAATGTGGGATTATATTAGAGCATGGCATAATTCAAAGCCAATTAATCCAGCGACAGGCAGGCGTAATCCAACTGTTACGAATAATAGTTATGGTTCTTCTATTAAAGTTAATGACGGAAACTATGGGGCTATTACTTCAGCAACATATCGTGGCGTGTCATTTAGTCCTGGTAGAGATTTAACCTCAGCAGAATTGCAAGCTCGTGGTTTTTATGCTCCATCAATAACGTGTACAATACCTAATTATTTTATCAACAGACAAGCTGATATACAAGACGCAATAGACGATGGTATTATTATTGTTGCATCTGCTGGAAACAATTCTTGGAAAACTGTTAATTCTGCAGATCAAGATTACAACAATACGTATGACGCAACTTATTACGGGTTTGGAAGAACCTATTATACAAATAGAGGCACTGGTTCAGGAGCAGGATATGCTCCCATCATTAACGTAGGTGCACAATCAAACGATGTCAATGAAGATAAAGCTATCTTTAGTAATTGTGGTAATCAAGTAGATATATTCGCTGCTGGCGAAGGTATTCAAAGTAGTTTGCACACGGGTGGTATTGCTGACACAAGGAATGGTTCATATCAATTAGGTAAGTACCAAGGAACTAGCATGTCAGGGCCGCAAGTTGCGGGTGTACTTGCGTTACTAGCAGAAGCTTGGCCTTCAATGACTCAAGTTGAAGCTCAACAATGGTTAGTTGACAACGCTAATTCAGATTTAATGGCTGACACTGGAACAGACGATCCAATGGACAGAGATAGTTTGCAAGGTGCTCCAAACAAAATGTTGAGATGGATAAATCAAAGACCAGTCTCAGGATCATCGTTTCCTAAGAAAAATTTCGCAAATAGACCTACTTCAGGTAAAACTTATCCTAGAACTCGTGTAAGAGTAAGAGGATAATGGAAATGTTTATAAATATTACAAAGCAAGCAGGTTGGGTGAAATGACTGAGATATTAACATCAAAGATGAAAAACGACACGACTAGGATGTTTTATAACGACATTCAAGCGAATGATTATTATGTTTACGTAGCTTCAGTTACGACTGGACTTGTTCGCCAAACTGCGGTAAACGCGCAGTATTCTACGAATGAATTTTTAGAAAATACTTTATTCGGAAAAAAGATTTTAGGTACAGATACCAAATTCATGATCAAGTTTTACGATTGGCAAAAAGACGCAGTCTACGATCAATATGATGACACGTTAGATATGGAAGGCAAAAAGTTTTATGCCGTAGTAAGTCCGAACAGCAATGATACCGGAGATTACAGAGTATTTAAATGTTTATCTAATTCAAATCTTTCACCGTCAACAGCTCCTCCAAACTGGAACCCAGAAAATACAAGTCAAGTTTATAGAACTGCAGATGGTTACGTTTGGAAATATTTGTACGTTATAACTTCAGCTGAGTTTGAAGCGTATAACGCTATTGGTTATATCCCTCTGATTAGTGAAGATTTTGTAATTAATCCAAATCCTAACGCTGATGCTAATAACATTGTATACGGCTCTGAGATTAGTGATATTTTCGTGTCTAATCCAGTTGATAACGCAGGTTATAAATCTCAAGCAGGATTTTTAACCGCTGCTCCAGGTAATGACGGAACTCTTACTTTAAGAGCAGACGGTATCAATCAAATAACAAATTACTACAACGGAATGTCTATATATTTGACTAACTCAGATGGTAGATCATTCTTATATGTGATTAATTCTTATGTTTTCGAGCCAGGAACAGGATACGGTAAAGCAAAAGTAATAGGCGATCCGTTGGGTGATCAAGTATCTAATATTGCAACTTTCACCATTAATCCTACTTGTGTTATAGAGGGTGATGGTACAGGAGCAGTTGCTATACCTAATGTTATCGAAGGAAATATAAAATCATTACTAGTTTTAAACGCAGGTTCTGGTTATACAAATGTTATAGCTAAAATTGTAGATCCGTTGTTTGATTTCGATCCAGAAGATCCGAATTCGATTGATGTACGAGCTGCATTACGTCCAGTATTATCGCCATTTGGCGGTCACGGGTACAATTTAATAGACGAATTGCATTGTAGACATATTTTGTTGTACGGTTATATAACAGAAACAGATAACAACCAAATAGGAAAGACCGGTACTTACTCGCATATCGGTATTATAAAAAATCCAGAGTTTATAAGTGCTTCTGCTAATTCAGCAAATACACCTACTGTATTTGATAATCGAATTGAGATAACGACTGATGACATTGCATACGCAGCAGTTGATGATGTAGTACAACAGTTTAACGAGGATAACGATGTTATCTTCTCTGCTAAGATTCAAGAAGTTGGTGCTGCCAATACTGTATTCTTGTCTAGCTATATGGGACCATATCGAAACCGCGCAAATAATGATATTTCGTTAGACGCAACTAAAGCATTAGTGAATTCTACAGGACAGAGAATGTTCATAAATACACCTACAGCGAATAATATTATAGAGTCTGACTACGTTCAGCGTACAGGTCAAGTATACTTTTTTGAAGACTTTGTACCTCTTGCTAGGTCGTTCATGTCTAGAGAAGAATACAAGTTAGTATTAGAATTTTAAGGAAAACAATAGATGCCTATTAACACAAATCTTAATATTGCTCCGTACTTTGATGATTTCAATCTGGAAAAGCAATTTTATAAAATCTTGTTTAAGCCTGCATACGCGGTCCAAGCGAGAGAGCTTACCCAACTCCAGACAATACTTCAAAACCAAGTTGAGCAATTTGGTGATAATATCTACAGAGAAGGTAGTATCGTTAAAGGTTGTAACTTTACAATTCTAGATGATTTGCAATTCGTAAAATTAACTGATAAGACGGGGTTTGATCCTGAAAGTTTTATTGGCGGATTAGCAGATGAAATAGTTGCAGGTGTATCTGTTCCTGTTGATACGCAATATGAAATCGTTGGTGATAATTCTGGTCTAAAGGCATCGATCATTACAGCATCCCGCGGCTTTGAAACTCGTCCACCTGATCTTAACACTTTTTATATCAACTATCTAAATACTACGGCAGGAAATTCTCAGTTTATAAGCGGTGAAAACCTCACAATTAACAAGTATCGTTACAACGGTTCAGTACTAATTGAAACTACTCTTAATGTTGGGTCAATTAACGTTACTAACTTGACACCATTTGTTGGAAGTTCGTATGGTATTCAGGCTGCGGATGGTGTTGTATTCCAAAAAGGTCACTTCTTGTTTGCAGGTGCTCAGACATTAATTGTTTCCAAATATTCTAATTCTCCTGACGATCTTTCTGCTGGTTATTCAATCGTTGAAAGTTTAGTTTCTTCTTTGCAAGATACTTCATTATTCGATAATGCTAACGGATCTAATAACGAAAATGCACCTGGCGCAGACAGACTTAAGATGGTTCCAACTCTTACTGTTAAAACTACTTCAATTGCAGATATTGATCCTGGTTTCTTTACATTAATTCGTTATCAGAATGGATATCCAGTTACAATAAGAGACGTTACACAATTTAATTCTATTGGCGAAGAAATGGCCAAAAGAACTTACGAAGAGTCTGGTGATTATATCGTAAGAGATTTTAAATGTAGTGCTGAAAGACGAGGCACAGATCTCAAGGTTCTTGTTGGTAAAGGAGCTGCGTACGTTAAGGGTTATAGAATTGAAAATAGAGGTGATCAAGATATTACCGTTGATCCTATTACTACAACAGAAATTCAAAATAACCAAGCTACTTCATTAGAATACGGTTCTTATGTTGACATTCTAACTATTCAAGGTACAGTAGGTTTAGGTTATACAGCAGTAACTCTTCAAAGATCTACTGGTCAAACTATTGGCCAAGCTTATGTTTCAAATATTACACCAACAAGATTATACTTGTTCGGAGTTTCAATCTCAAACGCTACTTACACTTTTGCTAATGTCGAAAGAATTGTTGGGACTGCAGGTGTTATTACTATTGCAGCTGGATCAAAACTTAAAGAAACTAACAGATCTTCTCTTGTATTCAATACAGGAACAAAAAGTTTAAAGCAATTAACAGATATTTCTATTCCAGTACGATCTCATGATACAAGTGTATCAGTGGTTGAAGATAGCGGAGACGATATTATCACAATTGGTCCTATCGTTGGATATGATTTTGCTGTAGATAATTCAGATATGGTATTTGTAGATGCTTCGAACACGCTTATACCTATCTTAAGCTATACGACTTCGGTTAATGACTCAATTTTGACTGTCTACTTAGATCCAGCAGCTAACTCAGATCCTGCAGGTGAATTGTATTTCAACAAAAGAGAGTTGGATATTACACCTTATAATAAACAATCTGTCGAACCATGGATTAAATTCGTGTGGAACAATGGAGTAACTCAGTACAACTTAGGATTTCCTGATGTTTACGATATTATCAAGATTGAAGATGCGGCAAACGTAGACTTTACAGATAGTTTCAGACTTGTTACGAACCAAAAAGACAGTTTTTACGATCACTCTTATTTAGAAGTTATTCCTGGTAGGCCAATTCCTACTGCAGGCGTTATATCAGTTAATCTTAAAGTATTTAAGCCTAGTACGTCAACTGGAAAATATTTCTTTGCAATTAACTCATATCCTATTGATGACGTATCAGTTAGCCTGCCATCTGGTTATATTCGTTCAAGCGATATTCCAGTATACACCTCAGATACTGGATCAGTTTATAGATTAAGAGAGTGCATTGATTTTAGACCATACAGAGATCTTGATGGAGGAGCAAGTTATACCGCTCTTACTGAATCTGGTTCATCTGTTGTATCAAACGCAGTCGGTGCACAACAACCCGTATTTTCAGCTTACACTTATCAAACTCCTGCATTAAATGCAAGCATAACTTCTGATATTGAGCATTACCTATCTCGTATTGATATGGTTACTATCGACTCTTTTGGTAAAGTTGCTAGTATTAAAGGCACAGAAGCTGCTTATCCTGTTCCTCCTAAAATTGGTACAGATCAATTAACAATAACACAAGTTACAATTCCTGGATACCCAGCTCTTTCACCAAAAGAAGCTGCTGAACAGAACAAAGATTATTATTCGATAAAAACTAAAGCTTCTGGTGTTAAGACTTACACTATGAAAGATATTTCAGGTTTTGATAAGCGCATTAAAAATCTAGAGTATTATGTAAGTTTAAACCAGTTAGAGCAGTCTACACAGAATATGGTTGTAGTTGATGAAAACGGCTTAACGAGGTTTAAAAACGGTTTCTTAGTTGATCCGTTTAATGATACTAATATTTCTAACTTGAGAGACGCGGCTTTTAACGCTGCAATCCAAAAAGATGATAGCATTTTATCTCCAAGTTTAACAACATTTCCGTTAGATTTAAGGTACAAATCTGCTACTGGTGCTACAGTATTCCCTTCTACTTCAGATGCTGAGGTAGCAACATTAAGTAGAAACGATCATACAAAAATTGTTGGACAACCTTACGGTACAAACTTCAGAAATCTAGTAAGTAACTATTGGTCTTACAGCGGAACCGGTCAATTATCGCCAAGCCATGATATGGCTCACGATACTACATCAAATCCAGTTACTCTCGACATTGATTTAGTAACACCGTTCACAGACTTCGTTGAAAACTTGCAAACATTTATTCCTTTGACTCAAACAACAAGCTCTCTTGTCAGTTCGAGTTTAACCATGGTTGGAACTAGAATGTTCCAGAGAAATTCAACATTCACAGATACTAATACATCTTTGAGCATAGATCCAAACGCTCTTCCTATAGAAAATGTAGTAGGTGACTTTGTGTCTGATTTCCAATTCTCACCATTTATGAGAGCAAGAGATATTAAGATATTTGTTTCAGGTCTTAGACCAGATACACCGCATTATTTCTACTTTGATGGTGTAGCAATAACAGATAAAGTAAGAGCTGGCGATCCTGACGCAACAACAGCGAGAGATGTTTTACCTTTCGGAGCTCTTAGTTCTACTTCAGTCAGTACAGACTCAAACGGTGTTTTAAGAGCAGTTTTTGAATTACCTAATAATACTTTCTATGTTGGTGATAGAACATTAACAATTGCAGATAGTAGTACATTCGCAGATATTGAATCAGCTTCAACATCAAGAGCGAAACTAGAATATCATGCTTATAACATATCTATTGAAAAGAGTAGTTTAACAACCTCTACAAGAATACCAGAATTTGATAGTACACCTGTTGTAACAACAAGAAATGTTGCAGGCAGACCTTTCAGGCACGATCCTTTAGCTCAAACATTCTTTGTTAAGACTGGTATGGGTAGAGGTGCGAATTCCATCTTTGCTTCAAAAGTAGATTTATACTTTAAGCGTAAATCAGATATTAACGGTGTAACAGTAATGCTACGAGAAGTAGTAAATGGTTATCCAGCTTCTGCAATTTTACCATTCTCGAAAGTACACTTGTTAGCAAGCGCGGTAAACGTTTCAGATGATGCGAGTGCTGTAACTACAATTGATTTTGAAGCTCCAGTAAGACTAGATGTAGAAAAAGAATACGCAATTGTTCTTATGCCTGATGCAAACGATCCTAATTATTTGGCGTTTACATCTAAAGTTGGCGGAGTAGACTTAACACCCGGTGCAACTCAAGGACAAGCAGTTGTTCAAGATTGGGGAGACGGAGTTTTATTCTCGTCAACAAACAACATGGCGTGGAAATCATATCAAGACGAAGATCTTAAATTTACTATATACAGGCATAAATTTAACGCTGCGGCTGGTTCTGTTACATTTACTAATAAAGACCACGAATTCTTAACGTTGTCTGATTGGACTGGAAGATTTACAGACGGAGAAGAAATATATACTGAACTTGCTCTTTCTGGCTCAACAGGTTCTGCCGTTACTATGGTTTCAGGTACAAATATTATAACTGGTACATCTCTTGGCGATACATACGCAGCTGGTGATAAAATTCTTATTACTGCTGGAGGTGTTGACGCGATCTTTGAAATAGCAAGTGTTGATTCTTCAACAACTATGACATCTACTAAGAAAGTATCATATACTGTCGGCGCTGGTTCAACGGGTAAATCAATTGTAACTGGTACTATATCGCATTATAATCCTTTA